ACTGGGAGTACCAGCTGATGTAACAAGAATAGATTTGATAACATAGGTTTCACTAACTAAAGGATTGCCAGATCCAAAAGGATTAAGTTCTCCATTGGTGGTATTATTATCTATTCCTACAAAGTCGTATTGATTTACTACTGCCATTAATCTAAAAAGAAACTTCTAGCTTCTATTTCCTGTTTTAATTCTTCTTGAAAGGTTGTATTTAATTTCTCTAAGACCGCATCTAAATCTCTTACTAAAGAGTGTGCTACGTCTGCTTGATACTCATCACTTGCTCTGGTTAATGATTGTACTATCTTAGCCATTATCTTCTTCCTCCTGCATGTACATCTAACCTAAAGGTTCCCATTTTCCAACTAGAATCTACTGCAGTATTTGATATCTTTACTGCAACCGATCGCCCTCTTGCTCTACACGATTGATACTTGGTGGCAGATGTAATAGTAAACGGTCCTAAACTAGAACTAGCTGCTGTTTCATTTGGAAAATCCCTTAAATCTAATTCAACTATTGTATTGCCTGATTGAGATATAAAATCTGGTAAAAATCTACTCACTCTCATCATGAATTCTCCATCTCCTTTGAATGTAATTCCTTGTCGTTGATCTTGAGTAATATCAAAGTCGCCTGAAAGAATACTAGCAGGGATAGCAGAAGTCACTCCTCCTTTAATTTGATTTAGACCTGTTTCATGTTCATAGTAAGTTGAAATTCCATCTGTGTTTCCTACTGTATCACAGGTATCGGTACCTGCATCATAGGCTGTACCATGGGGTAAACCAAATACAGCAGAATCTTCCCAAGTTGTTCTAGGATATAAACTGTTTGCATTAGTATACCAAATAGGTCTTTGTCGAGTTGAATCTAGATAACTATAAATTACACATCTATTTACAACATTGGAACCAGAGGTTGGATAAAACCACATCACCTCTCCGAACAAGTTATTGATGCCACAATAGATAAATTGATTTGAAGTGGTGTTGATGTCATCATAAACATAATCTTCTACCAAACAGTCCATAGATTCCAATTTACCAGTAAATCTAAAAAAACCATTATCAGACATCCAGTAAGCAGCACCATCCACCTCTACAGATGCATTCTTTCCAATCAATCCACAGTTGGTACCTACTTGTTCATAGGCGAAAGTAAAAGGCGTTCCTACAAATCTCATGGTAAATAAAGATGTATCCGTCCATACGTAAATTGCATTTCTACCTAGTTTACCTCCCATGATCCGTGAGCCGGCAGACAGTCTTTGTGTGCCAGCACTATTGACCGCTGTGGGTACCCAGTCAGTTATATCCTCTTGATTAGAGAATCTGATAAACATGTCATCTTGAGTTGAGGTGTCTCCAATTTCAGTTTCAGTTCCAAATAAAACTAAGTGACGATCCGGAGTAGAGATTAACATATCTCTAGACGCTGTCGGTGCACCACTAACAATTGTTGCTCTGGTTGTGGTGGCAGTAGTTAAATCGGAATCCCATTCAAATACGGCGCCATTAAAAATTAAAGCTAAAAGAGTACTTCCTAAATTATCCAAAGACCATAGACCGGGCTCTGCAATTTTATCCGTTGTAGAAGAGGCTTGTCCCCATCCACTGTAGTCAGTGATATCTGTAATGGTTGCTCCATCCGAATGTAGAGCGGCTGTTGTTCCATTAATGTCCCGAACAACTCCAGTTAATACATTGGAACCACTAATTCCAGTATAACTAATATCCTCTGTACCTATTCTTATTTGACTAGTTCCACTGGTAGGAAAACCTAATGAACTGGTTAATGTAATTCCAGTCGTTGCCCCAGTAGAAGTGATTGCTCCATTTAAAGTTGTCGTTTGGGGAGCTGTTACAGTGCCACCAAATTGAGATATACCCCATCCAAAAACACCAACCTGTTCAGCTGGTCCTACTGGATAGTACCATTTAACAGATAGATCCCCATCAGTAGCAGTTGCGCTTGCAGTGGAGCCCATAGTAATAGTAACTGAGGTAGAATCTACTACTTCAGTTATCATAAAAGTTTTATCATCAAAATCAGAAGCTGAATAACCTGAACTTGTTGGAGGTGTAACACTTTCAAGAAATAAAATATCCCCTGCTGTCATGTCTGTGGTAGAGGATAAAGTAATAGTAAGAATAGCAGAACCTGAAACACAAGATAGTTTATCTGTTAGTGCTCCAAAGTCAGTTTTAATTGGGTGAATATCATAATAGGCCCCACCTGTATAAGCATATAAAATTCGATTGGTTCCAATGATGGCATATTTAATACCTTCTTTGTTAACCATCTGATGAAGAGCCCGAGCTGAACCGGTTAAAGATGTACTTCCTAATTGAGCCCAACCCCCTATTTTTTCAGGAGTGCCATATCTAAAACGAACGTTCTCGCCTCCCGTCCATTGTGCTTCAGCGCCAGTAGGAGTAACTTGTTTATTGAATCCGGGTAAAAAACCTATTTTTTGTAGCATAAAAATCCTTTAATATTTAGGCAGGAGATGTGATGTGGTGGAATCTCCCGCCGAAATATTATTCTACTACATTATTAAGTAAATTTAAAGCCTTTAAACCATAGAGGCAAGCCTAAATGTGGACGCCCATCAAATATATTATCTTTAGCTCCCGATGTTTTACTATTGTAATGTAAAAAAACTTGAACGCATTTTGTTCCATTAAATTTTTCTCTCCAATGTTCTGATTTATCTCCTTTATAAATAAGCATATCTCCTGGGGTAAGCCCTACTTTAATACCAGCTTGTCCTGGTTTACCTGTTGGATCAATATAGATAGGCCACAGGTCACCCCCCAAATTAACACTTGCAGATACTTCACAACTAAATCTATCTTTGTGTCTTTTTAACTCATCCCCATGTGTATACACTCTAGCATAAGAATAAGTTGGAATTAGTTTTAATTTCGTATGTTTTTCAACGGCAGGTAACGCTTGTAATAATAAAGTTTCCATAGCTATATCAGCATAATGAGCATATGCTTTTGGACATTGCTCATCTCCTAATAATCCCCAGGATTGTTCAAACGGAGAAATATATTTAGTGTTAAAAAATGTTTGAGTGACCTCTGCCTTCATTAAAAAATAAGTGTAAACGAAGTCAGCAATCTTTGGATCAATAACTTTTTTAATAACAGTAAATCCGTCTTTTTTAAAATTATATTTTTTCATTATTTAAAAGGATAACCTAAGTTCCATACAACTAAAGAATGTCGAATACCTTTCTTTAGTGGTTTTACTCTATGCCACACGTGAGAAGGAAAAACAACAATCGATCCTTTAGGTAATATCTCTTTACACTGAACAGTCAGGTTTGGATTATCTTCATTTCTAGGTTGAAACTCTAGCTCTCCTCCTTCATAATCAGCACCATCAGTAAGTTGACATGTTACAGATAATTTTCTTATTTTACCAAAAAAGTTTGAGTTCTTTTTATCTGCATGGGGTTTGAAAAAAGAATCACAGTGCCAGTCGTAGTATTCATTTAATTTATATTTAGTAAACTGAATTTGTTCAGACCAATCCCACTGAAAATTCCAATTAGCATCAACATTTGCTTTATTAATATATGGGTGAATTTCTCTATAAATCCACCTTTCATCTAACCACACTACATCCGACTTTCTTTTTTTATATAATCTTTTTTCTTCATCTTTTGTAAGAGGTTTTTTTTGAACATCTCTTTTTCTTCCAAATGCTCCTGTGATAGCTGGTACTTCTTGTTTCTGTGATGCATATTTTATAACTTCATCACAAAATTTAGAACTTAACACACCTGTAAAATAATAAAAACAATATTGAGTATTCATAAAACCTTTTGATAATTTTTAAACATAATTAAACCATCCTGTTACTATATATTTTTCTTCTGTATTACTAACCTGACCCCTATGCGTATGCGTCCAATCTGTTGGCCAAAGTAATGTTAATCCTTTTTTGGCTGGTGTTATAATTTTTTGATAATAAAATTCTGTTCCTCCCCCTTCTTCTATATCATTTAAATAAGTCATAAAAACAAGTTGTCTACTACAATGTTCTAAAGCTCCTCTTTCACAATGGTAAATTTTAAAACCTCCACCTTTTTTATAGTGCTGTATAATATAGCCTACAGTAAGATTAAAGTGTGATACCTTATTTAACATAGTATATTTTTCTAAATATTTTTCTAAACTTTTTTGTAAATAATCTCTATATTCTTTAAAAGGTGTTTCACTATTATTCGGGTGTATCTCTAAGTCTTCACTATCTTTTACTTCTTTTGCAACACGGATTGTTCCATAATTAACTACTTCTCCCTTATATGTTAAGTTTTCTTTCTTCTTTTCATTAAAATAATCTACAATGTTACTACAGATAATTTTTGGTATATACCAACCACCTATAAAACTTTCATATGGAAATTCATGTTCTTTCATTGAAAGTACTTCTCATATAGAGCTTTGACTTTACTTCGTATTGGTGTAAAAGAAAAACTATTAAAATATCTTCTTTTTTTAATCCAATTCATTTCTTTTTCCGTTGCGTCTCTACTTACAACATTATATTCTTTTTCTGATATGGGTAGTATATACATTAAAGGCGCACCTGCCTTTATTAAAACTTCACCCTCTTCTTTATACCAATTTAATTGTATATTTAATTCACTAGAT